CGGGCCTTGTTTTCCGGGATTTGCAGCTCGGGGTCTAGGGCCTTGAACTTCATTCTTGCCAATCGCTCAAAATCGCGCGTTCGAACATTCGCCTCCATCTTCTTCACATCGAGCTCATAAGTCTTCTTAGCAGTGCCACCGCGGGAGATCCAGTTGTAGCGTTCAACTGATCCCATCCCGAAGGAGGTTTTGCCGACAAAGAGCCAGAGTTTGGAATACGGTGAGGCATTGAGTTGCTCGTTTTGCGTCCAGAGCATGATGGCTTGAAGTATAATGGTAACAGCGTCCACGCAGTAAACGGTTCGACCGTCACCCACAGTAACTTTGGGGACAGGAAGAATCTCCGTCTTGGCGTTGACGTCGCATGTTGGAATGTAGTTGTCCTGAGGTAAGTAATCGTCCCAAACTTTTTGGACAAAGGATTTAAAGTTGGGGTCAAAGTACAGCTCTCGTTTGGTAGAGAATCCGAGAGTTTGCCAGATTGAGCCAGGAGTTGTGTTCTTGGACATGTGAAGAAGAGCTTCGTCTAGAGTGATGAACCGAGATTGGCCCACAGTCGAGAGGTAGCGTCGTTCAACCCAGTCCCAGGCAAGAGACCAGATGGCCTCGTTGACTCCAGGGTCGAGTGGTGTACGTGGAAAGAGAAATTTGCGAACAGACTTGTTGACCGCCTTTAGTCCGGGGCGCTGCCACAGATGTGTGCGCTCGAACCGCAGCGGTTTCGGGCCCCTCATTTGGGCCTCGATGCTCTCCTCTAGCCGTCGGGCTCCAGGAGGTTCTGTTGCAGAAAGGTAGTGGTGAAAGTCGGCGCGAGCACAGGGACAGGATGTTGAGTCGAGTCCGCAGGGAGGTATCCCTTGGGAATGCATTCGGATGCCGCATGGTACGGTAGCTGGGTTGGGTCCATTGGCTTGGGCAGCGATTGACTCACCGAGATCGGTGTCGTCCTCACGCTGCTTAGCGTCTTGACCTCCCCTTGCATGGTAGGCAGTGTGGCCGGCGTAGGGCCAGAACTCGGCAATGTCGGCGTCTCCTTTGCGATAACCCCGCCAGAACTTGGATAGTTGCTCGGAGGAGAACGGACCGAGTTTTGAAAGCCAGGCGGGTTGAAGTTTGACTGCTTGCACTCCTTGACTTGGGTGAAGAAATTGCGAAGTAGAGAGATCGGAACGCCGTAGCAGTTTGAGCCACCTCCAGCGACGTGTAGATGTGTAACAACGCCGTTGGTCCACCAGGGAGCGCCGCTGGCGCCTCCAGTGTTGGACATGAGGGCTTCGTCGACATCACGCCACGAGAAATCCTTGCCGCCGTAGCCATTGCGCAGGTGCTTGGTGATTGTACCTTTTGCTATGGCTGTGTCAGGGACGGGAATGCCGTTGCTGACTTTGGGGCGCGGGAGCTCGAGCTTGAATG